AGGCTCGACATCGACGCGGCGGCCCCGGCGCCCAGGGCCAGCCGGCCCAAGGCCGCGCCCGCGCGCCGCCGCCGACGCGCGCCGGCCGCCGCCGCCGGCAGCGAGCCCGCCATCGACCACGGGGCCGCCACCCTGTCGCCGGCGCCCGACGTGCCGTGGTGGAGGCGCAGGAGCCCCGTCGGCGACCGGATCCTGATCACGGCCGCGCTGTTCGCGGGGTCCTTCTGGCTCTCGATGCGCTTCGTCGAGCTCGAGAACATCTGGGACGCCGCCGTGCCGGGGGCGGGGGACGTCTGGAACCAGCCCCACCGCCACGTGCAGTTCGCGGCGGGGACGCTGTTCGGGTGGCTGCTGCTGGCCGTCTACGACCTGCTCGGCAACCGCAGCGTCACGCTCGGGGAGGCGTTCCGGAACCGGCCCAACCCCGGCCGGGAGCACATCTTCACGCCGATGGAGCCGGTCGTCCAGGCCGCGACCATCCGGTTCTACGGCATACAGTACGCCGCCATCCCGATCGCGCAGGCCCTGATCTGGGGGAACTGATGGAGCGGGTAGTCGAGCGGGTGGTGTCCGCCCTGGCGCTCACGGCCGCGGCGCTCCTGGTGTCGTGGGTCGAACGGTCTGTCCAGGGCTACGCCTACCCCGTCGCGCACATCGAGGCGCTCGAGCGGATGGAGGCCGGCGAGGCCCTGCCGCCCGACCATCACCGGCGCCCCGAGCCCGCGCCGGCCCCCGAGCCGCCGCCGCTGGCGATCCCGCGCGACGACGCCGAGGCCCTCCAGGCGCTCCACCGGGCCATCATCGCGACGTCGCCGCTCGCCCCGCACATCGACCGGCTGCAGGCCCAGATGCACGTCGAGAGCCGCTATGACTGCGATGCGGTGTCGCCCGCGAAGGCGGTCGGGTGCGCGCAGTTCATGCCCGCGACCTGGCATGGCCGGCCGGCGGCCGACGGCAGGCCGGCCGTCCCCGGGGTGTCGCACGACATCGGCTGCCCCGGCGTCCCCCGCACCGACCCGCTCTGCGCGATGGTGGGGCAGGTGCACTACATGCGCCAGCAGCAGCGCTACGTGCGCGGCGCGGACATGGACTCCACGTACGCGAGCTACAACGAGGGCCCCGGGAACTTCGGCGAGCGCCAGGGTGCGTGCCGCCGCATCCCCGGCTGCAACCCGCTCCGGTGGCGCGGGTCCCTCGAGGAGGTCACCGGGCTCAAGAGCCCGGCCGCCACCGACGAGACCCGGCGATACGTGCGCAGCATCACCGCCGGCGTGAAGCTCTTCGAGGGCCGCCCCGTCGCCGAGCTCGGGGTGGCGCTGTCGTGGTGAGGAGAGTCATGGAGCAACGCTACCGAATAAGCGCCGCCGGCGCCGACCACCGCCGCGCCGGCCGGGTGTGGGGTCCCGAGGCGGCGATTGTCGTCGCCGGAGACTTAACCCCGGTGCAGTGGGAGATGCTGCGCGCGGACCCGTGCATCGCCGTCGAGCCGTGTGACGGCGCCGAAGCGGCCGCCGGCGGGACGCTCGAAGAGCAGCTGGCCGCGATGCCCCTGCCCGAGCTGCGCGGGCGGCTCATCCTCCGGGCCTGCGCCGAGCTCGACCCCGATCAGGACCTCACGTCGTCCGGGTCGCCGTTGACCGCGGCCCTCGAGCGGCTGACCGGCCTGGCGACGGTCTCGGCCGCGGAGCGGGACCGGGCTTGGCTCGACCATGTCGAGGCCCGGGGCGCTGCCGCCGCGGCGGCCCCGGCCGGCGGTGCGGCCTGATGACCTACGCCACTCCGGCCGAGCTGCGGGCCCGGTTCCAGGGCGAGCAGGAGCCCGACAGGGACGCCGAGATCGACGACCTCGCCGGCGTCGCCGACGCCCGGCTGACGGCGGCGCTCCAGGACGCCTCGGCCGAGATCGACTCGATGCTCTACGACCTCTACGAGCTGCCCCTGCCGGCCGCCCCGTGGCCGCTCCTGCGGGCCATCGCGTGCGACCTGGCGCGGCTGCGCCTCTACGACGACGAGGCGCCCCGCCGTGTCCTCGGGGCCGGGAGCTCCGCCCGCGGCAGGCTGCGCCGCCTCGCCAGGGCCGAGACGGCCCTGGTCGACGACGCGGGCAACCGGGCGCCCCGCCGCGCCCTGGCGCGGGCGACGGCCCCCGAGCCGGCCCTGACGCGGGACGCCCTGGCCGAGTCGTGATGCCCGACCTCCACGCGACCGCCCCGCTCGCCCCGCTCGACATCGCCGCCCAGGTCCGCGGCCGGATCGAGGAGCAGCACCCCCGGCTGAAGGTCTACGGCGCGCTGGACCTGACCGCCGCGAAGCCACAGCTGCAGGTGCCGTGCGTGGTGGTGCTGCCGCTCGAAGACCGGCTCGAGGAGGTGCTCTCGTCGGACCCCGACGAGGCGGTGGTGCAGCGCATGACGAGCACGGTGGCCACGGTGGTGGGCGTGGCGAGCCGGAACGAGCCCGGCGGCCTGAAGGGCCGGGCCGCCGACGGCCTGATATCGCGCCTCGCCGGGATCCGCGCGTCCCTGCTCGGCTGGCCGCCGGGCGGGCCGTTCCCGACCGACCCGCCGGCCGACCGGCCCGCGGACCCGCCCGGGAGCTGGCCGCTGACACAGGGCCGTCCCGAGCCGCTGACCTGGCAGCGCGGCCGGCTCGTGCTGATGGCCGAGGGCAAGGCGTGGTGGCAGGACGAGTACTCGACGCGGTGGGTCGTGGCGAGCGACCTGCGCGGCCGCGAGGCAGGCGCCTTCGCCGGCGTCGTCGACGTCTGCAGCTCGCCGGCCGTCCCGGAGGGGGCGGCGCCGGGTGCGGCCGAGGTGGTCGTCGTCGATGGATGAGCTGCGCGAGATGGTCATGGACCTGCGGCGCCGGGTCGACCGGATCGTCCGGCCGGGCGTGGTGGCCGAGGTCGACCTGGCGCGCGCGCTCGTCCGCGTCCGCTACTCCGCGGCGCCCGACGAGGCGGTGACCGACTGGCTGCCGTGGCTGACCTGGCGCGCCGGCGGCGACCGCACCTGGTGGGCGCCCACGGTGGATGAGGGGGTGTTGATTCTGGCGCCCTCCGGTGAGATGGCCGCCGCCGCGGTGCTTCCGGCGCTCTACCAGGCCGCGCCCCTCGACGCGCCGGAAGACGCGGCCACGAAGCACCTGGTGGCCTACGCCACGGGCGCCACGGTCGAGCACGACGCGGTGGCGAACACGTTCACGATCACGACCGCGGCCGGTCACGAGGTTATCGTCGAGGACGACGGCGACGTCGTGGTGCCCGGCAACCTGCGAGTCGCCGGGGACGTGGAGGTCGCCGGGGACGTGGACGCGGAGGGCGACGTCGAGGACGGCACGTCGACGATGGCGGCCATGCGCACGACCTACAACGGCCACACCCACCTGCCGGGCGGCGGGCTCAATCCGGCCTCGAGGATGTAGATGGCTGGCATGAACGCGGCGACCGGCCGGGATCTCGACGGGGTCGCGCACCTCCAGCAATCGATCCGCGACGTGCTCTTGACGCGCGTCGGGACGCGCGTCGGTCGCCGGGAGTATGGCTCGACGCTTCTCGACCTGGTCGACCAGCCGCTGACGCCAGCGACCATCGTCGACCTCTATGCGGCCACCGCCGAGGCCCTGGCCCGGTGGGAGCCGCGGTTCCGGCTTGAGTCGGTCCGGGCCACGGCCGCCGGCGCCGCCGGGCGCGTCGCCCTCACGCTGACCGGGGCCTACGTGCCGACCGGCGAGGGCCTCGTGCTGGAGACCCTGGTGTGACGGTCCCCCTGGACTTGCTGCCGCCGCCCGACGCGGTCTCTGCCGAGGAGTTCCAGGCCCTGCGCGACGCGGCCCTCGACCGCCTGCGGGCCCTGGCGCCGGACTACGTCGTGCGGGCGACCGACCCGGCCGTGCGCCTGGTGGAGATCGCCGCCTACGTGCGACTACTGCTCGGCGCCCGGATCAACGACGCCGTGCGGGCGACGTTCCTGGCCACCGCCCGTGGCGCCGACCTCGACCACGTGGCGGCCGGCATGAACGTCCAGCGCAAGGCCGGCGAGAAGGACGACGGCTTGCGTCGGCGGGCTCAGCTCGCCTGGACCGCGGTCTCGACGGCCGGGCCGCGCGACGCCTACCACTTCCACGCCTTGGGCGTCGCCGGCGTCGCCGACGTCGCCGTCAGCTCACCCAATCCGGGCGAGGTGTCGGTGGCGGTGCTCTCGACCGCCGACGACGGCATCGCCGACCAGGCGCTGCTCGACGCTGTCGCCGCCGTGCTCGACGCCGACAGCGTGCGCCCGATCACCGACGACGTGACCGTCAGCTCGGTCTCGACCATGGCCGTGGCCGTGACCGCCGAGCTGCAGGTCAGCGGCCAGGGCCCGGACTCCGCCGCCGTCGAGGCGGCCGCCGAGGAGGCCGTCGAGGCCTACCTCGGCGCCCGCGTCATCGGCCGGGACATCTACCGCTCGGCCATCATCGACGCCTGCCACGTGCCCGGCGTCGAGAAGGTGACGTTGTCGGCGCCGGCAGCCGACGTGGCGATCGCCGCCGGCGAGGTCGCCATCGCCGGCGTCGTGACCCTCACCGTGAACCGCGTGTGATGTGATGCTGCTGCCAGCCCACGCCACCAAGCTCGAGCGGGCGCTCGACATCGTTGTCCGCGAGCTGCTCGACGTGGAGACCTCGGTCATCCGCGCGCTCCGGCGCCCGGAGATCTGCGACCCGGCCTGGCTGCCGTGGCTGGCGTGGGAGCGCCACGTGGACGCGTGGCGCGGCGACTGGGACCCCGAGGTGCGCCGGGCGGCGGTGCTCGGGTCGTTCGAGCGGCACGCCATCGCCGGCACGCCGGCCGGAGACAGGCTGATCCTGGCCGAGGCGGGCGCCGTGGCCGAGGTGACGGAACGGCCGGGCGGGGCTCATCACGAGGTCGCGATCCGGATACTGAACTCGCAGGACCTCGTGCTGTCCGTCGCCGACATCGCCAGGGCACTGAAGGACGTGGGCCGGGCGAGCGTGCACTACACGCTGACCGCCGCCGCCGGGCTCGCCGCGGAGCTGTCGACGGGCAAGGGCATCGCTGCCCGGAGCATCCTGGTCTTCTCGATGGCCGACGCGGCCGAGGCGGCCATCGTCCTGCGGCCGACCACCGCCATGCTCGCCGCGACCGGGACGGTCGAGCTGCGGCGCCTCGCGCTCGGCTCGGGCTCCGGACCGGGCGGCGCCGCGGACGACGGCAGGACGGCGCTCAGGGCGCCGCGCGATGACGCCGCACTTGCCGCCGCCGCCGAGGTCGGCGGCTCGATCTGGGTGGGCGGGCGCGCCTCGGCCGCCGCGCGGATCACGGCGACGGCCGCCTATAACGTGGCCGAAGTGGGGATCTGGGGTCGCGCCGGCATGGGCGGGCAGGACTTCCTGGCCGCGTACTGGACGGACGGCGGCCGTGCGGTGGCCCGCGCCGGCGCGGCGGGCAACGTCATCGACGCCAGGGGCGTGATCGGCTCGGAGGGCATCACCGCCGACCTGGACATCGCCACCGCGGCCAGTGCGGGGCCGCAGGGTCCCGCGGGAGAGTCATCGTGACGCTGTATCTGACGACCGCCGCGCGCAACCAGCTCGCGGCCGTCGCCGGCCCGGCGCTCGGAGCGCTGACACTGACCCGTCTCCAGGCCGGCTCGGGCGAGGGCCCCGGCGGCGCCACGGACGCCGGCCGGGCGGCGCTCCGGACGCCGCAGGACGCGGCCGTGGTCGTCGAGCTCGAGGCACCCGACGGCACGCTCGCCGTGTCGGCAGAGATTGCCGGCACGGCCGACTACGACGTAACCGAGGCCGGGTTGTTCGGCCGGGTCGGCGCCGGCGCTGAAATCCTCGTCGGTTACTGGTC